TTATTATCTGTAGTGTTTATTCCACTAAAATTAAATGGATCTTGAGTATTTCCATTTGCATCTATCCAATTTATTCCACTTTGTGTTGTTACAACTACACCTGTATATATTTTATTAAGATCTCTCGCTGTTTCTAACCTCATCTCCATAGTAACTGGAGGGGTTTTTTTAATAACAGTAATATGTTTTTCTTCTACATCAACCCCATCACCCCAAGTAATACCTTGCTGGTCGTTAATCACTCGCGTATGATCAGGGTATCTAGTGCCTCTAGCACATCTAAATACATTTATTTTCTTAGGTTCTGATCTATTATCCGTCCAGAATAACATGTCGTCAATAACATTAATACCAGTAATAATATTATTTGGTTCGAATTTTAAAACATTTTTAGTATCATAAAAAACAATACTTAACTTATCATTTCTTTTATGAGAAATTATTAAATTATGGGTAGACGTCCATATAAACCAATATAATGTATCAATTTTTTCATCAGATATAGAACCGACTACTACGGCATCAAGCGGTAATTGAAAAGAAAAAGGACTTCCATTATGATCAATAAATTCGAATGGTACTTCTTTATTACCTAATATATTTTGAACTGTACCAACGTCAGATCCTTCCGAAGTTGAAACCTGTATGTTCATTGCATCTCTGTACTCTCCATTTGGAACCATTCTCTCGTCAAGATCTTTGTTCATCTTGCCACCGGAAAATTGGTGCTTAATTTCTGGCATATACTAGTGTTTTATTTGTTTCGATTTACCTCTTAAAATTTGAGTGATTTCTTCTAATTTGATATTAGATAATCTTAGTTTAGCAGTTCTTACCGCCGCGAATCTTTCTTTTCTAAATCTGTTAATTATATATTCCTGTGTATTCGCTCTAGTTGATAGTATTGCGTAGGCTATCCATTTGTACATAGCTTCTTCTGCAAACTTATGAACCTGCATTTCCCCGTCTGTACCTAAACTATCGCTTATATAATCTAACACTACAGTTTCCCCGCTAACATTAGAACTAAAATGAATTAACCCTCTTAAATTATCTATATAAAAAGAACCATTAGCTTGAGCATGCTGAGGATCTAATCCGTATCTTGATCCATCCATTGGCCAATAAGTATCATCGTCATACTGATTTTGATTTTCAGATGGTGTTGCGGATTTGTAACTTGACCAAGTGTCAGTATCTATTAAATCTGGAGAAATAAAAGTTATCTCACCTGTGGTTACAGCTGTAGTATTATTTAAATTATTAGAAACAACAATAGTTGTACCATCAACATTTGTTACAACTGTACCCGCGTTAAAGACATCATGGGAAACTAGCATTCCAACTTTTATATCCGCTATATCTGCAGCGGCATTAGCCGTAATTACATTTAGCACAGCTGTTCCACCCCATGATAAAGTTTCAACTATATGAGAAGATTTTTGCGGTTTTATTAAAGTTCCATCACCTAAAAATTCCCCAGTGTTTTCAAAAGTTAACGTTGCATTTGTTAAATCTTCGTTTGGTGTAACGGCGTTCCCATCACCATCATCTATTGTTATGGTTGTAATACCACTTAAATTAGATGTGGCGCTAACAAGAGTGTCATCTGGAATATATGGACCTTTAACCAGCATACCAACTAAAATATCTTTATACTCTGCATCTAAAACAATATCACTAGAAGTATCGACTAAAGTTCCAACTGCTTGTAATGTAAAATCCCCATTATCATCTTGTAGTGGATTACTAATTGGATTTGAAGTTTTGCTCGCGGGATATAATAAATGTTTTATACCAGCGGAATCCACCCAACTAATTTTAGTATAGTTTACATAATCTTGTGGGAGTATCATTTGAAGGGTTGCAGGTACAACTATCTCCTGTGCCTTTGTAGACTTGAATGTATCGAATGATAATTCTTGCATAGCTCTTTGAGCGTGGAAAGCAACATCAGTTCTTTTTATTTTAGATATAATTTTATCTTCACCCACGTAAGCAACTATAAATTGATTAATAACATCATCTAAAGATGTAAATTGATAATTACCGTAATCACTTCCGTCGTAATATTCTTGCTGCGTAGTATCGTCTAATAATCCCATTTATTTATTGTTTTTCTTGTTGAATTTGACTTTGTTCTAATGTTTGAGCAACTTGTACTACTTCTGAGTTTTTGAGATTTATACCCGCAAGTTTTAATATTTTATAAACCAACTCTGTTTCTTCAGAAGCGTGTAGTTCAAAATCTACAGATATATTGTCATTGTATAACGCTTTATCATTAACTATTACGTAAGCCCATTGTACTACAGCTGGCCGTCTTATATATGACATATCTATATCTTGAATTGTATCGGGATATATATTTAAACCATCTTGTCTATTTACGTAAACCGGTCTGCTAAGAGTAGGCCTTGTCAACGGTGCTGATTGCATAGTATACCACTCGTTATTATTTACTTCTTCAATTTCTATTTTTTGATTGTTATGAGTTGTGTGGACAGATCCTAATTTGTAAAGATCACCTATAGCGTTTCTATAATTATAAATCCCATCATTAATCCCCGTATCTACAATTCTAACTTCAAACTCACTCAACTTCTCTTGTATTACACTAAGCATATCAGAATACTCTGTGTCATTGCCATGTTGTCTACCAAATTGATTTATATCATAGGAATATTGATTTAATATTTCCATTTGGGCTTGATTGGCGAATAAGTTAAACTCTTGAGGAGTTATATAACCTCTTTGCTCTTTATTAGCTAAAGTTAAAACTCTTTGATATACTGTGTCAACACTTACCGCCATAATTTTTTATTTTTTATAAGGAAAAGCTTTATTTAATTGATCTTTTCTCTTGTTACAACCACAATTTTTCTTTTTTCCAAGTACTCCATTTTTAACTAAAACTTGAGTAAAGGATTTTATTCCTGTAGCTTTTGTAAATTTTTCTATTGAATCCCCTAATCCTTTAGATTTTTCCATATAATTAAATTTTAATAAATGGTCGCCCCGAAGGGCAACCATATTATTTTGTTATTGATTTAATCTTTTCTCTATGTTAGAATAAATCTCCATTCCTTCATCAGTTTTAAACCAGTGTGCCAAAGCAGTGTAAGGATGTTCGTCAAATGGTATAACCATTAACTTTCTTCCGTTACTACCCCACATAAAGTTTCTTTGATCAGAGGATAATCTTAATATTCCAGCCTCAACAGCTTTAATACCAAAGTTTCTTAGCATTACATTTTCATCATCCGCTAACTCTAAGAAGAGTTTAGGATTATTCCTTGCAAATACCAATAAATCTCTTTTAAGTTCCTTAGAACTCAAGTTGGATACATCAGACCCTTTCTCTACACGCATAATAGCCTCCGCCATATCTATGTCGATGTTTCTAGCTGCAATTAAGGCGTCTACTTGAATATTTAATATGTCAATCTCATCAGCTGCTATTGCTGCTGGCTTATATTCTTCGTATAACGAGTCTTTGCCCGGATGATATAAAGATAATAGTTTTTGTAAAACAGTTTGTTCTCTTGGCACAAACAAACTTCCACTTCTAAAAACTATATGCTCTAATCTTTGATCACCTTTCATTTCGTCTACAAATGATGTTTTTTGATTTTGACAATACTTAAGTTCTCTTTCGTATCCTTTTTCTTCGTCAAAATAATATATACCAGCTGCTTTTATTGATCTTGATAAAGGTTTTTTACCGTTTTTCAAGTAGTAAATTCTATCTTTAATTTCCCACTCGTTAGATGGTTTTAATCTTTCTCTTGCTTTTGGTTCTTCAGCTATAACTGTTTCCACCATTGTTTCTGTTTGAGGTTTTACCTCAACTTTTTCTATTTTTTGTTTTTTTGCCATAATATAATATAATATAAATTAATAAAAATAAAAGGCCGAGGCCGAAGCCCCGGTCTCTAATGTAAATAGTACCTATTTCATTAACATGAAATTGTTAGCACCTTGTGTAATCAAACATCTTTCTGATAACATGTGGATTTGCATTGCATCTAAAGCAGATGTAGTAGCTCCAACAGAACCAGTAACCCATGATTTCATTTTTCTATCATCAGTTTTAGAAGCTCTATAACGAACGTGTAAGAAAGGTCGTTTAAGATTCTTTCCTAATTGTTGGTCATAGACAGTTGAAGTTCCAGCAGGAACAATAACCCCTCTAATTGCGTTAGCACCAGCTGTAGCGTTAACACCACCTCTTGTAGCTTTATCATTTAAGTATCTCATATCAGATTTGTAGAAATCGTAAGATCCACGTCTGAAACCAGAGAAACCTAAGTTTAATGCCATATCTTCAGAGTTGTCAAATACTCCATAAGAAGTACCACCAGCCCCATAAGAATTCATAGAAGCTAACATGTCATCCATCGCTAGCGAAGTAGCTCTGTTTACAAACATCATGTTTTCTTCAATAGCACCTTGAGAGTCAAACTCTGCTAAGATAGCATCAAACTCAGCTAAATCAGTTGCAGCGTTAACACCAGTAACACCAGAAGTCAAATTACCTCTATCTTCGATAGCTGCAAATAAACCCTCTGTACCAACACTATCTCCATTGCTTCTAATGTGAGCATCTGCATCATTGGCAGCACCAGATCCACCAGCACCTAATGTGTGAGCACCATCAGATCCAATTATACCCTCAAGCATTGCCATTTCTAAGTGATCGTTAAAACGAGCTCTTGTATCAGCTTCAGCTTTCAAGTACCATAAGTATCCAGCAGAACCATCTTCAGCAGCAACTTCAACCCATCCAATTCTAGACGCATCAGAACCTGATACTTCGTAGTAATCTTTTAAGATAATTGGTTTGTTAGAGAAAGTTTTAAAACCTGGTTCATTAGCACCTCTTGATTCAGCTCCATCATAGTTGTCTCCTTTTGCAAATTCAGAACCATAAACTAATATAGTTGTTGAATGAAGACCAGTAGCTCCCGCAGTGGGTATTGTAGCGTTATCATAACCAGCGATAGTGATGTCACAATCATTTGTACCGGTTAAAGATACTACAATTGCCTTGTAAACTCCAGTAGCGTTAGAAACGATAATCGTGTCATTTTTTCTAATACCGTGGGCAACCGTGATACCTGTAGCGCCAGAGTTGTTACCATCAATATCAGCTTGTATTGTGACAACGTTGTTTGTGTCCATGTTAGCTAAGTAAGATAAGTGTAATCTACCTTGTTCTGACCAAATAACTTGATCAGCAGTCATAGATTCTTCAGCTCCTACTTGTGAAAGAAATCCTGATATAGTTCTCGGTCCGAAAACTTCAGCTTCTTTCTCCATAAGATCTGGTAAATATTGTTGTGCCCAACCACCAGAACCATTAAGATCTAAGTAGTTTGTAGATAGTGTTTGTTGTCCTGAAGCAGGTACACTATTTAAATTTGGGCCATTTGTAATTGGCATAATTTTATTTTTTTAATTAATTTTTAAATTTATTGTTTTTGATTTTAAACTTAAAATCAGAATCATCATTGTCTAAAACTCTTGCTGTAAATCCACTAGTATTCACGTTCTCGACGTGAGCTTGCCTAGGGTCCATGCTTACATTTTTAGACTTAGCAAAGCTTTCTTTTAAAGCGTCCGCTTTACCTTGTTCATAAAAATGATTAGCAACTTGATCAGGATTCATGGCAGTAAAAAGCCCTTTATGGTAACCCGCGGCATCGTCCATTGTATTGTCTTTAGTCAAAAACTTTTTGATAAAGTTATTAATGTCGCCTTGAGTATCCTTAAGCTTAACTGGATCTTTCACGTTAAATCTAAATCTTTTCTCCCCAATATTATATTCAAAACCTTTGAACTTATCGTTGAAAACCTGATTTGTTTTGCTTGCAAAAATATCGTGTTGCTTTTTACCTGTTTCGTAATTTTTATCTGATTCCTCGTTGTGTTTGCTGAAGAACTCAATAGCTTCCTGCTGCTCGCTTGTGAGCTTCGATCCGCTTTTGATATCTTCATAGTATTTGGACTTTACACTGTCCAAGTGATGCCTTGCTTGAGCAACTTGCTCCTTCATGGCTAATTTTTTTCTTTTAATCTCTCTATCCTCATCAACTTCTTCGTCGAAAGCGAATGTATCTTCCATAACGAAATCTACTTCATCGTCTGATAAATGGGGTTTTGTAGATTTATAGTATTCTTTTAATAGAGTATGATTATCTAGTTCAGAATAATCTTGATTAAGCGTTACATAATCCGTTAGATCTCCACCCGTATCTTCCATGAAGTTCATTAGCTTCTGGATATTTTCTGGTAATGCTTCTCCTGTTTCTATAGATTCAGTTATAGCTTCTTCTACTGTCTCTGCTACTTTCTCTATTTTTTCTTCATTGGTTACTTCTTGAATAACTGGAGTTTCAGTAGTTTCTTCTACGACTATTGGAGTTTCTTCAACAACTCCTTCAATTGTTTGAACTGGTTTTTCAACTACGTTTTCCTCAACTGGTTGTTCAACTACACTTTCTTCTACTTTAGTTTCTACAGGTTTACTTAAATCAACTTTAGTTATTGTTTGTTCAACAGTTTCAGCAGGTTTTTTCATTTTTGCCTGTACTTTTGTAACGTCACCCTTAGGTTCGTTTGCAGTCTTTTCGACTACCTTTGTTTCTTTCTTTTTTGCCATAATATAATATAATAATAGTTAATAAATTGTTTATCTAGGACCAAATTCAGACATATCAATACCACCTAGTATATCATTACCTGAAGACTCGAAGTTTTTAGGTGGTTTGTTGTTATTTCTTTGGTCTATAAGTTCACTTTGTTGTGATGCTTGTATTTTTGTTCTTTGATCTTTACGATCTTCTTTTTCTGTTTCTCCTTGTGCCTTTTGCTGTGTCTCCCCTCCCTTCAATTGCATGTTGTACTGAAACTCCACTTCCATTAATTGTTTTTTAATTTCGGCTTCCTGTATTAGTGTTTCGATTTCAAATTGAGATTTAGCTTGCTCAATAGATATAGCCGTAGAAGCAACTTGCTGTTGTTTCTGCATTTCTAGTTGAGCTGAAGCTTCTTGTTGTTGGATATTAGCTTGAGATTGAGCTTGTATGTTTTCTTGCTGGATTTGTTGATCTCTTTTAATCTTCTTCTTTCTCCTAATCTTCAATAGTTGATTAGCTAGTTTAATATTCTTTATTTCTCTAAGATCAATAGCGTCTTCTAATTCTATATTTTGTTGAGATAAAGCAACTTGAATATTATTTTCAAGCATAGCTTTTTCCTCTTCATCAGGCGTTAACTCTATAAATATACCAAAATCATATAAATGCAATTCCGCCATCTCAGTCAATGTCGCCACATTGTGCGCTCCTAATTGCTGTATAAAAGCTTTTCTGGTTGGAGAGTATTCTATAATGTCAGATATTCTAAGAGATAAACACTCTGCTACTTCTGATGTTAAAAACAATCCACCTTGTAAGATATGTCTTGTTGCTGTGTTTGAATTAGCAGCAGCCATTTTTTGAACTCCTACTAATGACTTTGGATCTGGATTAGCAGCGTCTCTAGCTTCGTTAAGCCCGGTTACATCTCTTATCATTTGCAAATAATAATTATATGTACCTATAAGGGCCTGCATTTTATTACCACCAGAGCCAGATTGTATTTCTTGGATAGGTACTTTGCCAGGGTTTTGATCCCCATCAGAAGTAAAACTTCTCCCAATAACAGATCCTGTTTGGAAGAACATATTTAAAGCTTCTTGTGGACTATAGTTTGTTCCATTACCTAAATCAATTTCAGCTAAACCATCGGCATCTAAGTAAACACCATCTGGAACTAGCCTAGACATTACTTGTTGGAGCTTTAAATGAGTGAGTTGAATCATGTCAGCAAAACCCGTAATTCTTTTAACTAGAGAGTCTATTCTACCCTCATACATTCTAGGAGCGCATATAGAGTAGTTCATTTTTACTTTAGTAAAATCACTTTTAGGGCGCATCATATTCTTAGCCATCTCCCACTTGAGTAACTTTTTAGTTCCTAAAACTAAAGCTCCATCATATAAGCATTCCATTTTCCTAGATTCTTTACTAAAATTAGCATCTTCACCTTCTGGTGGATTAAATGAATCATCTTTTTCTATAGCTTTTTCTGCTCCACTAGCACTTTCTTTTAATTTATAAACCTCACTCATATAAGTTTTATAATTAAAATATAATACGTCTACTTTGTTTGTATCATTATCGTCATTATTATTATTATTATTATTGCCCCTATTATTATTACGGCTATTATAAGAACTACTAGTTTTTATTATTTCTTCTAGGTCTTTAGTTGCTAAATGTGGAAATTCTTTTACTAGTTCATTAATAGGAATAGTCTTAATCTCGCCCACATAATATATATCTTCAAAATATGGAGATTCGGTATGTGAATATACTAAATTAATCGGATCAACATAATCTATAACAACACCTTCAGATGTATTAAAAGAGGTTTTTACAGCGCCTATACCCAATACGGTTAAGTCGTAGTAAAACCTCTTTTTTATTAATTCATACCTGCTCCCTTCCATCAAGATATTTAAGGCTTGCTCTTCAGCTATTTCAACCCCTTGCTTGTAATTAAGCATCATGTGTAAATCTAGTTCTTCCTGTGAATCTGGTAATAGTGATTTATTACCATTAAATAGATCCATACCAAAATTCTCTTGAACAAATGTCTTTAAATCCTTAGTACGCATGTCTTCCATAATGGAGTTCATGTACTCGGTTCTTTTGCTAACACCGTAAGGATCTTGAGAGTAAGCTTTTATATCATAGGTTCTCTCAGCAATACCATTTACAACTATATCTACAAACTTAGATATAATTGGAACAGGCTTCCAGTCTAAATTTAAATAGGACAAATCACCATTTATAGATAACTCATCCTTATATTTTTGAATAGACTGCTCGCCTCTAGCGTATAGTCTTAAATTGTGAAAATCATTCTTATTATTGGTATGTCTATTAGAATTACTATTCTCATCAAACCACTCACCTTCTATAGCTTGAGCAACCTTAAGTCCGTACTCATAACTTATTTTTTCAGCATCACTAACTACTTGACTTGGAAAATTCCTCATATTATTCTTTAATTATTTTAGACATGCTTCCGGTATTCTTATACTTTGCCACACTTATATTTAACTTTGGTTTTTCTATTTTAGCATTTGGCGCGTATAGATGTCTATTATTTGCCATTATTGCCAAGCCAGAACTTATAGAGGCATCGTGTTTTGTTCTTTTATTTATATCAAATCTCGACCAATCATTTAATAGTTCATTGAAATACACATCTCCTAATGTTCCATCTTGCTTTATACCAACGTGATCTTGGATATACATTTCAATAGCTGCGGCGTGGGCTTGTTTTATATCTTCGCTTGAATTTGGTATTCCACCAACTTCTTTTTCTGCAACTGATAATTTGTTCCATATTTTATCAGGTCTATTCATGCTAAAACCTCTATATCCTCTACGCCTTAAATAGTACAAGAGACGAGGCTTATTGTTCTCTGCAAGTATAGGCATTCCGTAAAATACTAATGCCATTAGAACGTCTTCGAAGAACATCTCTGCTGTTGGTGGTCTTGATAAGTATTCTAAAAAAAAACTATTAGCGGGTGCATCTTCCATGGAAAATCTAGTTAATCCGTGAAGCGCTCCTTTTGAACCCGCCCCGTCAACCGTACCACTAATATCATAACTATCACAACCAAAAGCCCCCATGTGCTCATTTCCAGGGTATCGTATGCCGTTTTTTAATACTACTTTGTTTTGTATTTGTTGAGGCGGAACCCAACTTACTTTAAACCTACCCTTTCGATCTGGATAAAATATAACTTGAGAATCTTTAATTCCGTTCACCCATTGAAAATTGCCCTGAGTTACACCTAAAGTGCTTGACATTTCCTCATTGTAATCTATTTGCTCATATATCTTAACAAGATTAAAAATAGAATTTTTAGCTTCATCTCTAAACGCGTGTTCTGTGGTTCTTGGAAATTGACGATAAAATTCATTTAAAGCATCATGATCACTTTTTAAACCATCTACTTCGTTTTGCCAGTTATCTATTACACCTACGTCTATTAATTCACCGTCTGGCGCGAGTCTATCGACATCAGGAGTAGTGAATACTGGAATTCCGTACTCATCAATAAATCCTTCATAGTTCCATTCCATTGGGACAAACAAAGAGTATAAACCAGATTTTGTCTGACCATTTCTATTTCGTTTTGTGACGTCTGAAGCATTGTATAGTTTTTTAAAG